ATTATTATGGCCTGCGAAAATGGAGAATGCGTCGTCTATGAAGAACGAGACAAATCAAAGTACATCAAACTTCTCACAGAATATATTGGAAAGTTTGTTAGAGATAAACTGGAACTCTATGGAACCAAATAAAGAATTAGAAAAAGCAATTGAGAAAAAATTTCTTACACCATCAAGATTTGCATTAGAAATTGAAAAAATTGTTGCAGAAGAAAAAATTAACTACATCGATGCTATTGTTCACTATTGCGAAGTGAATGAACTTGAGGTAGAATCAGTGACAAAACTTGTATCTAAACCATTGAAAGAAAAACTGAAATGGGATGCTACGAGATTAAATTTTATGAAAAAAACTTCTAGAGCAAAACTTCCTATATGACCGTGACTCCTTTTGAAACTTATCAACATTATTTGTCACTAAAAAATCATTTTACAAATCCAAAATACGATTTCTTCAAATACGGAGCAAAAACCCGTGCGAGTGTAACTTCTTTCAATAAAAGGAGGGACAAATATTGGTTTGAAAAAACCTCTCGCAAATATTCCGATGAAGAAGTCGTATATTTTTTAGTATCTAATTTTGCAGCTGCTGACAACCCACAAAATCTATGGATTGGAGAAATTATCAATTCTGGCGAAAGGACTTACGCCGATTGGACAAGGAGAAAACAGAGTTTGACTTACTTGTTCAAAGAACAAAGCAGCGAATTACTATTGAACAACGAATTAGAGAATCTATTCGATTGTTCGAAAGGACATCCAATCCTATTAAAAAAATATCTTGGTGGAGACGTAAGTCTTGAGACTTTTGTAATCTTTGATAAAATATTTTCGTTTAGGAAAAGGTTTGACAAGAAACTACTGGATCCTGTGTGGGAAACCGTAAGTTTGAAAATTCAAAAATATAATCCTTTCCTAAATATTGATGTATTTAAGTTTAAAAAGATTTTGCGGGAAATTTTAGATGAGTGATTTTTTTAATTCGGAGATAATTCAAGAAGAGTTGAATGAAATTAATAGACTTCAAGAAAAAATTTACGGAAGTTTATTTTCTTTTGGAGCAATGTCCCGTGAAGATAAACTTGAACACGTTGAAATACTTACAAAACTGTTAGAAAAGCAGCAAGTAATGTATACTAGGTTGTCTCTTTCTGACGATCCACAAGCGGTCGAAATGAAACAGAACCTTCGTAAATCAGTTGCCATGATGGGTTTCCCACCAGAGACTGATATGCAAACCTTGTTCGAGAGTATGAATGCCACAATCAAATCTCTCAAGGACTATATTGACGCTTGAGAGCATCCTTGCTATACTATCCAAGTCAATCCGACAAATCCAACAAAATCCGAGGAAATCCGAATGTCATTCGCAGATCTTAAAAAGCAATCCAAACTGGGCTCCCTGACTCAAAAACTGGTCAAGGAAGTCGAAAAGATGAACAATGCAGGTGGTTCAGGCGACGATCGTCTGTGGAAACTGGAAGTAGATAAAGGTGGTAATGGTTATGCCGTTATCCGTTTCCTGCCTGCTCCGAACGGTGAAGACCTGCCGTTCGTCAAACTGTACTCCCATGCCTTCCAAGGTCCTGGTGGTTGGTACATCGAGAATTCTCTGACCACTCTGGGTCAGAAGGATCCTGTCTCTGAATACAACACGATGCTGTGGAACAACGGCACCGATGCTGGTAAGGATGCTGCACGTAAGCAGAAACGTAAACTGACTTATAT